TCCGCATGATCTCGACTTCAGCTTCGTTCTGTATTTCAGCAACAGCCACGCGACTGCCGAGAGCATATGCTGCACGTTCCGCTATTGTAGTAGGTCCACCGGCTTCATCTAATGCAGCCAGAGTAGGCAAAGCACCTTCCTCGCGCACACGCTCCTGCCCACGGATTTCCGCTGCCTGAGAAGCCTGTCTGAAAGCAAAATCGGACATACGATCAACTTGCTGAGAAATGGTCTGGCCCAACCTTGCCTGTTCGCGCGTAGCGGCAAAATCCATCTGCTGTGGTTGACGGGTCTGTAGACCGGTGCGCTGATATCTTGGAAGGATTGCCATGTTCTAACCTATGCTAATTGTCCGTACCGATATGCACCTTGGCCGAGAGTACCGGCGGCGGATACATAAGACGATAACTGCGCTGCGCGTCCAGCGGATTGATAAATTCCAGCCTGAGTGCTTGCTTGGCCGAGAGCCATAATAGCGTTGTCTTGAGCAATTTGTTTCTCTCTAGCGCCCTCAGATAAAGCATATTGCTGAAGCGTTGCAGCAGATCCAGAGGTAGGATCAACACCACCGGCAGCAGATCGAGATATAATTGCAGCAAGCGTTTCATTTAAATTGCGCAAAGCATCTGCACCCTTTTGCTTATAGGCAATGGCCTCAGAACGGCCACGAAGCTCTGCTTGCTCTGCTTGCATTTGGTATTGACGCTTTTGAGCAGCCCCCGCAGAAATTTGACCAAGAGCTGAAACTCCTGCTGAAAATAACTGGAAACCACCTGTTGCCATTAAACCAGCCATATCAATTCCCCACGCTTAAACGGTACTCAAGACCGAGAACAATCATTTCCAATGGAACATTCTGGCTGATCGTAATCTGCCCCGTTCCGCTATATCCCAGCAAACCGTGCATAGTTTTTATGCCAGTGAAAGGCTCAACCGGTGAATCAAGTACATCCTCGCCAAAGTTCCTAAACGAGACCTGCTTTCCGTTAATCGTCATGTCCTTGGTGCTATTCACAATAGCATCAACTTGGATAATACGTTTCTTAAAGCCCTGCACAGATCCAGAAGATAGCACCGGCTCCGCAGGCATCGTTCTAGCCGTGACTGTGTAATTCAAACCAACCTGGTAGCTAGACGTAGCTGCCGAAGCAAACGTAACCGTGTAGGGAGAGCCAGGGACCGTCTGCTCTGGCTCTATGATGCCATCTCTAATGATCTGGACTGTCTCTCCCTCAAGATGCTGTAACGTCACTGAGGACGCCGCTCCGCCCTCCTTAGCGCTATCTAGCGTAAGATCTGGGTCAAACTTCTCCAGCATATAGTTGTCAGTGCCATCAATCGTCCTCTTAACGATTACATAAACGTCTGCAACCTCAACGCCCACAGCTATAAACTCACCGTCTGTTATAAACCGGCTTGGAGCAATAACATTCTGACCAACCAAGATAGAGTAAACCGCCATCGATCCGTCAGTGCCGTTGACCACAAACAGGCGATCCGATTCATCTGTAGATGCAGCCCTACGCGCGGCCATATCCAAAGGGTTCTTTAGCAAGTGAGAGCTTAGTGCCGATATGTTCTGTACCTGATAAGATGCTGTAGTATCGCCAAACTGGAAGACGTTGATAGATTTACCTTGGCGCTGAATAAAGATTGACGCGCCGTTTAGCTCTTCAATCGGAATACCAGACTTTGCTCCCAGCCGTGTCTGTGGCCTGACAAAGAAGTTAGACGGTGTGATTGGATCATTGGTTCCTTGCAGGATTACAAACTCACCACCGGTTGTGAAGATCCGAAAGTCGTTGCCAGAGAACAAGTTGACGATAGTATTGAGCTGATTAGTGTTGATTGTTGCCTCAACGCTCTCATCGTCAAGTCCAGTACCGGCGTTGAAGTCAAAATAATTGATTACACCAGAACCCCCGATAGTATTTGGCCGAGACTTAGATCCACCAAAATACAACCGGCCCTCATGGAATGCAGCAGACCGAGGCCAGCCGCGAGTGCTGGACCAGACATCTTCGTAACCATGTTCGCTTTCCCAGAAACCAGCAGTAACAGCATCGGTATCGAAGAAATCAACTTCTGTAACGGCCTTCATTACCGTGTCAGAAACATACTCTACATACCGAGCGCGACCAAAAGTGCTTGTGACTTGAGCGTATTCACCGACAGCGGCCTCTGCAAATGCAGAAACCTTATAGCCAGTAGCGTTATCGGGAGCAGTATCCCATGCGGGATAGACAGTCAGAACCTTGGTGGAAGCTACATAGTCCTCAACGTGCCGCGTCTGTCCAGATCCAGTACCAGAAGTTAAAGTAATAAACATACCGTTTGGTTGATCGTCAGCGGTGTAGCTTGTTGCTGCCTTGAGAGTAATCGTGTTTGAGCTTCCAGCCTGTGCCGTACCGTTGTCAGTAGTCATTGACGAAGCTGTGATCGTAATGTTTCCAGTTGTGGCGCTGGGCGTGATCGTAAAGTCTGGCTGATGCGTGTCAAAGGCATAAGCATACTGAGGAAGGTTTGTCAGAGGCAGATTCTCCAACGTCCAACTTGTGTCACCGTTTCGCACAAGTCTCTTAGTCTGAAGATCCTCATGGCACAGGATAAGTGTATCAACCGCCTGGGTATAGTTAATGTTGTCCAGCATCGCCGTGGTTATATCAGTTGCGGTAATGTAATCATTGCCAGAGCCATTAATATTGGTTTGCAAAACTCCAGCCTTAAAGACGTAGATCCGTTGGGTGACAAATACCAACAGGTAACTATCATCAACGCTAAACTCAAAAGGGATTACCTTAAAGTCAGTAAAGCTTGAACCAAAGTCATAGATGAACTTCGTACCATCCCGGCGCTTGAACCCACCCTGCGGCTGAATGATTACATTCGTAGCTTCCTCAAGAGCATTCTGATATTGCTGCAAGTCGGTACGAGCGCGGATAAGCGGATCAAGCTCACCAACCGAGAAATTCGTTTGGAACTGCATAATCCGCATTTTAGTATCTCACATCAATAAGAGAATAATCCTCAATGATCTGCGGCGGCTTACCGCGACTATCTATGTTCATTGCCTCGCGCATCAAGCCACCACGGTTTGACTCACCGGGTGAGCCATATGCCAAGGCACGGAAGTAGTCCGACTTGCTAATCTGATCGGTAATTGTAAAGGCTAACTCAGCAGCCAGTGAGGTGCGGAGAAGGCGCACAAAGTAATTTGGCATTTTGCTTTCATCGATTGTACCTTGGTAGTCGATAAAAACCTTCTCGAAATTTGTGTATAGCTGATCGCCGTAAACTTCCCACCCGTACCGGACAGGGTTCTCGCCAATACCAGCGCTTGTAAATAAGGCTAAGACGCCGGAGAGCATATCTCCTGGCATTTGATAGGCATACTTCCACTCATCGATAGGAGCAGTAGACAGCCGATTTAGCTGCACCTTTTTAACGCTCCAACTCCATTGATAGTTTGAAAGCAGCGAGTCACGGAGATCTGGATAAAGTCGATCACAAGCCTGGGCTGAATCAGATCCTTCTGTAAAAGAAGAAATGGGCGATGCGCCCAACAATATCAGAGCATCCGAGCAGATCGAGAGTGAGGTATCACCAGCAGCCATATCGTTCTCCGTAAAGGGTGGAAGGGGCCAGAGTATCCAGCCCCTTCTTTCTTTAGATTACAGCCGTTGTAATGACGCCTGCTGTGTTGGTAGCGACAAGCGTTTGACCGCCATCGCTGCCGTATGTGTAGATCCAATCACCAGTAGTGATAAGAGCTTCAACTGTGTTGAAATAGCCAGAGCCAGCGATAGCAGCTTTGTTGTCTGTAGCAGACTTATAGCTGTAGATAGCTGGAGCATTGCCGCTTTTAGAAGCGCCAACTGTTGCCCAATTTGCTGTTGCGAATGCCATGTCTTATTCTCCTTATTCAGTGCAAGAAATTTTGACAATGCCTTCGCCGTCAATTGAGACGGAACCAGCAGAGAACATGGAGCTAACCAAGAACGATGTCTTTTCTGGGACATAGTTGACTTCGGTTTTCTGAGCCATTGACTCAGCATAGCCCATCGAATCTTTGTGCCAGGCAAAGCAAGTACGAGTAGAAGGCTTAGGAATACCGCCTTCGTCACGGTCGCCCATTGTCAAGATGTTGAAGCCCATGAATGTGTTGATCTCACCTTGGACAAGAGCTTTAACAGAAGCAAAGTCTTGGCTTGTGATTTCAGTTTCACCGAGCAAAGCATCTAGCTGAGAAGCGTGCATGAGCAAGTTACGGCCTTCAGAAGGTACGTTCTTCTCATTCATAGCTTTCGCAGTAGCGCGGAGCTTTTCGATGTTCATGTTTGTGCCAGCACCACCAATGCTTGTTGCAACAGTGGATGTGCCAGTGGCCGCGTTCAGAGCATCGATCATGATCTGGTCCATGCGACGAGCAATAGACTTAGATACAACCTGTACCAATTCAGAACGCTCATCAAAGTTGATGTGGGACTGTTGGAAGATGTCTGAGTATTCTGCTGCAATGTAGTCTTCCATTGTCGCAGTTACTTGGCCGTATGTGACGTTAAGTGGAGTAACATCGGTTTGTGGTACGCGGAGCGTAGCTACACCTTTACCGATTGTTGGGAACTTAACAGTATTACCGGCAACGCCGGTGCGGGTCCGCATTGTGCCACGAAGCACAGATTCGGCTTGATACGCTTGTTTGACCTCAGAATCGAAAAGATCAACAAACGCGGTTGAGACGTTAATCGCCATTTGCAAAAACCTCCTTTTGCGTTTCAATTAAACGCTTCCGTTATCCGAGGTTCCGGGCGGTCGCTTGCGCGTTATGGCCGCGCCAACCAGTAGATTACTACATCCAACGGGCCGAGCACGGTTAGCCGTTAAGGCTAAAATACACGCAAGCGATATTTATTGCAAGTCTCTATCACTTCTGCTGAGATTGGAACCACTTTTGCTCCATCTGAGTGCGCCAAGCAGCATCGCTTTGCCAACGAGGATCAGAGATAGCAACCTGTAGATCCTGCTTTGTCATGGTCTCTTGTTGGATCGTAGGCTTAATAGGAATATTCTCATTCGTGATTGCCTGGTGATACTTCAGGAAAGCATTGATCGCGTCAGCATTGTTCAGAGAATAAGCTATCGCTTCACGCTCAGAGTTGTTTAGAGGAGCTTTCATAAGAACACGCTCAGTCATTTGGATCTTCTCAGAGGCATTTGCCCCTAACTTCTCCATCTCCGCGCGTTGATCGTACTGTACGCTCTCTTGCTCATCCTTAGACAAGGCAAGTACACGGCCTGCAAGATCTTCGAATGCGCCCTGGCTAATCCCGTTTTCTTTAGCCCAATCCTGATATACGGCGACAGTCGGATCGTCAGAGTCCAAACCCTGATCCGCAAGTGCAGATACATCATACTCTTCCGGTGCTTTATGCTTTCCGGCCTTAAACTTTTTCTCAAGCTCTGCATAACTCTTTGCCAGCTTTTCAACATCTGGGCCATCCTCATCCCAAAACTTCTCTGGATAATAATCTGGCCGCTCTAACGGCTCATCATCACTTGCAGCAGCAGGCTCACCCTGCGGCTCTTTATGCACAGCAACCGGCGCATCCTCTTGAGGAGTGTCCGGCTCTGCTACGTTAATCATTGGGGCGTCAGCCTCCACTTGTTCTGCCATTGCTTCAGCCATTGTTTGACCTTTCTATTCTTTTCTCAATCATGCGTACCATCTCTGCCATGCCTGTCCTTACATAGCCGAAACTCGCATCCTCTCCAGGAAACCAAGTCGGTTGCTCAATCGTTATGCTGCGCAAATGACTTAGAACACGTTGCCCCTCTGTGCTTTTAAACACCTTGCCGTATAGAACATCTATATCAGCAGCCTTTGGGCTTTCGCTTATTGCTTGGGTTAAACCTTCCCACCCATCGGGTGAACTCATTGCATAGCCTCCATTGTTGCTCCACCATCATCAGCAGTCGGCGGCCCTTGTTCGGCCATTGCTTGCGCCTGCATCTGTTGCATCATCATTTCCTGCTCTTCCGCTGTGGTGAGCAAGTCCTGTTTGATGTTCATCTTATCGGCAATGAATGCTGTGATCCGTGGGATCGACAATGCCATCTGACCCTGTGGGCCTAAAGAGTTGGCAATCTGCATAAACTGCACGATATCGTTTACCTCTTGTAACTTCTGGGCCTGAGCCAACGGAGCCACCGGCGTAACCTTGACCTCTACACCATTAACCTTGAGCGGCAGATCGATGTAGCCAGCTTGGTCCATCACATAGAGAATGCGCGATACCAGCGGGATCATAGTCTCATCAATCAATCGACCAAACGCAGAACCCAAGTTAGAAGCCAGCTCACGGGATCTCTCGGCAATCTCAGTCGCAGACCGGGCCGACATATTGTCCGGCGGCAACGTGTCATCCATCAAGATCTTCTTAATGTTCATGCGTAGATCGTTCATAACAATCTGACTTGTGTTGAAGTCACCGGCCCGTGGCAGCGGAGACAAGGATGGACCCTGTGCGCCACCGTTACGAGCAACACCAATGATTGCACCAGGCTGGATTTTTACGTTTTGAGGGTTAAGAACGCCATCGTCAGCAGCCGTATATACACCAGCTATAGACAAGGAAGCATTCTTCAAAACTAACTCAACGGTCTTGTTTAGCGTCTTTATGTCAGCAATCGCAGTCACCAGTGGGCCACGGCCATAGATCTCACCGGCAACCTTCATGTAACGCGCAACGATAAATGGCGAAGACTTCATGGTGCGGTAGACCAGATCTTGCCGCTTACCAGGCCAGATAACATGATAGCAATATATCGCTCTTTCGTAATCATAGATCACAGCATCCATAAGATCGATCTCTTTAGATGGTGATCGTGATATCGCATCTACCAATTCCGGCGTCATTTCAGCATCAGGGAACTCTTGCGGTATCGCTTCAGCCTTCATTCTTAGCTTGCGATAAACATTATCGACATTGCCAAATGTGCCTTCTTCAATCGAAACGAGATACTGAGGGATCGGTGTAAAACGGATCGGAGTTGCCTCATCACCAGGC